TGTTGGACTATTGTATTTACTCCTATTGGCACAGCCGCCAGTATTGTATTGAGTCAAATTGTACGGAAAAGTACGATTGAAAATTCAAGCGCAGATGGTGAAGGAATTAAATATGCCGCAGCAAAAGCGAATGGATTTATTCAAACTGGATCGGATGATAGTCCGGGAATTTAAGGAGGTAACGTATGGAATATATGCAATACATTGTTTCGATTTTGGCTGGTCTTGCAGCGGTCATTCCTCTGGTTATTAAGTTGATTGAATATGTTCAAAAGGCCACAAAGGAAAAGAATTGGAATAAGTTAGTGGCTATGGTAATTGACTTGATGCAGACGGCAGAATCCAAACTTGAAAAAGGTGCAGACAAAAAGGAATGGGTTTTGGCAATGGTCAAATCTTCTGCTGATACAATCAATTATGATGTAAACATGGATGAAGTTGGAGCCTTGATTGATAGTCTTTGCGATATGAGCAAGGTAATTAATACTCCAAAAGTTTCTGAAACTAAAGTGAAATAACAATGGATACAAACATAATGACAGGAGGTGTGTAGAATGAGCCTTATGGAAATCAAGGAGTTGTTGTCTGAAAATACTGGCACACTTCTTGCTATTGTGGCTATTGCTATGACGTTGATTGAGGTAACACCAATTAAGGTAAATCCGTGGTCTGCTTTTGGTCGTTGGATCGGACGTATCTTTAATGGGGATGTTTTAAAGAAGTTGGATACTTTAGAAAAAGGGCAACATGAGACACGTAAACGGTTGGATGAGCATATCCGTGTAGACGATGAGCGTGATGCAAATTTACATAGGCAGCGTATTTTGCGTTTTAATGCTGATCTTATGAAAGGTGACGATTGTTATACACATGAATATTTTGTAGATGTGTTACATGATATTGATGAATATGAAGATTTTTGTGAAAGTCATCCGGGTTATAAAAATAACCGGGCAGTAATGGCAATCGCAAATATTAAGCGTGTTTATGAGCAACATGAAAAAGACGAAGATTTCTTGATTTAAATAAATTTAGGGGTACAGGTTTATAGCCTGTACCCCTATTTTTTTACGGATAGTAAGAAATTTGAAAACCACATCGAGTCTTTTTTCATTTGGTGTAAAACTGGTGTAAGATTCAAAATGTCATATCTGGCATTTGAACTGTCATTGTCCTAAATTGCCTTGTTTTGTGCTGTTTTCTACGATTATTGTAATACTTCAAGCCCGTTTTGGAAAATCGTTTGCATATCATGAAGGCAACAAATGCAAAAAGACCGCCCAATACAAGGCAACCTATTAATCCATTCATGTCTTTTTGTGATTTTTTCTGATTTTTCTTCTCGGTTGTAGTGCTATCATTTTTTTCTTGGTTTTCCACCGCAGTTCACTTCCTCATCTATGGAAAGACTATTTATAATAGTTGATATGGCAGGCAATCTTTATAGACCATCTGCCATATGATATCTGTGTAAATTTTTCAACTACTCCCACTCGTTGCTGGGTATCATATTCTAACGGATTTTGCTTTAGAAATATGATACCCTATTCTTTTGATTATTTGATATATCCATATTATCCAGCCTATACGATGGGCTGTTATCAAATTGTTATCAACGATGATAACGGCAAGTAAACCACGTTGCTTTTCTCTGCTGGTTTGCTACTCTAATGATAGCACAAAAGGCGAAAAATTACAACTACATTCGGAACCTTTCACCGAACTGTCTATTGAAGAGAATCCTCAATAAGTTGAAAATTTAT